TGAGCCATACTAAATCTGAATTTCTTTTACGTTTCATATCTTTTATTTCTTGTTTAGTAAGTTCCCTATCTCCATAACCACCAGTTCTTGCCATTGTTTCTGCTTGTGATAAACCATATTTAATAATGTCATCACATAGTTTTGGTGGTATTGCTGAAGTAAAATACCAATAATAATTAGATATATTCATAAGTTATTGTTTGAACAAAATTCAATGAATCTTTTTGATTGTTTGAAATCACATACATATTAGTTGATGGAAACATAATGAACATATTATCTTTTAATTCTATATCCCAACTTCTTCCTTTTCTTCTATTGTTATCATAAAAAATTCGCACCATACATTTATTAGTTTTAACACCATACAATAATGTATAATCAGGTGAGTTTCGAAGATCTATTGGATCAATATTTAGTAAGGGTTGTGATACTTGATTAGGTTTATAAATATCTCCAAATGTTTTTTTATTAACTAATTGAAAGCCATATTCTAAATTTATATGCTCACGTATATACGTATTCAACATATCCCAAGTTCTTGAGAATGGAAACTCTGAATTTATAAATGTCGATTGTAAAATGTCGCCTGATAATTTATCTCTATTTATTTCAAAACCTTTAGGCATTGAAACATCACCATAGTATAAAGCTTGCTCTGTTAAAACTTTCTTTTGCACACCACCACCAGATATATGTTATGCTAGACTATTTGTCAAATCCCAGGCTTGAGTTTCTTCATTCCAGTTGTAACCCCATCTGTGGGTTCCAGCTGTAGTTTGATCTTGTTGTTCTTGAGTTAAAGCAGGTGCATCACCGATTGGAGATTTCCAAGATGCAGTTGAAATATCTTTTACCCATGAAGCATGTGGTTTTTTAGGCCAGAAGATTTGATTATCTTCATCCCAAGTATAACCAATACCTGCATAGTTTCCTCTAAATGCAGTTCCACCGTTTCTATGTTGGTTACCTACTGTATTGTATGAAGTTTGAATCCACATTTGTGCAGGCCAATTATTGTTTCGTTCTAAATATTGTTGACCTACTGCTTCGTCTTCAACTCCATCAGCATTGAGCATATCTTTATTATCAAATGTTAATACTTGAATAACTTTATTGTTAGTTCCTAATTTTGCAAAGTGTGCCATATGTTTATTATTTTACATTAGTTATTATAGTTTGTAAATATATTATATTTAAAACCTTTTTCAAGATTATACCACAAAATAGGTATAAAAGGAAAAGTTTTGTCCCCATTATAATCTAAATCTTTAATATATTTTATTGTTTCTTTCCATATATTATTACTATTAAGATGTTCATAAGTTTTTTTCTTTACATATTTCCAAAATTTACTATCAAAATTAGAGCCTCCATGATAAGCGTAACATATAAAATTTTCATATCTAATAGCCATATTATCTAAATAATTGTTTAATTCATTTTCTGATTTATTATTATGTAAGTAATCCCAAAAAGACCTGTTTATATTGTCATACATTACACCTGAAAGAGCTTCAATAGGTTCATAAAAAATAGCTCTATTTCCATTTTTTAAAATTCTATCTTTTAAAAAATTTTTAGCTCTATAGGGTTTAAATTTAAATTCATTTATATTTTCTTTATTTACATCTTTATTTAAAAGATTACTTAAATCTTTTAAAGCGTCTTCGTCAGAAGTAATTTTATCATTAAAAAGATAACCCCAACCTTGTCTTGTTTGTAGAGGTATTCCAAACATCCAACCATTTTTAGTTGCTTGATGGTAAGTAAAATTCCAATCACCTGGTTTATTTATTTGATGTGCAAAACATTTATTTAAAGGAAGAGCATTACAAACATGATAATCATCATATGATTCTGGCCAACCTCTACAATCAATTATATAATCAAATTTATTTTTTAAACTTTCTAAATTTGAAACATCTTCATGTAATTCTTTAAACCTATTTTTATAAATTTCTTTACATCTTTTAAAAACAAAATCTTTCAATTTAAAATTATTAAAATGCATTGCGTAATAAGGAGGTAAAATAGGACTTGTAAAATCTGTTTTTCTCCAGTTTTTATATAAAACATAATATTTTATTGTTGCATCTAGTTCTTTAGAATCAAATTGAATATTATATTTTATAGATTCCCAAAGCAATTTTGGTAATTGAATATTACTACTTTCACCTATTCCTAATATTTTTTTATCTGGATTATATATACAAGTTATTTCTGGTTTTATATCTCCAGTGTATTTTAAAAAATGACACACAGTCATTACACCAACAGTACCAGTTCCCACCACAGCAATTTTCATATTTTATTGATATTTATATCTGATAACTACAATTCCAGATCCACCAGCAGCACCGTTACCCATATAACCTGAACCTTGAGCTGTTCCTGCCCCACCGCCGCCACCAGTGTTTGCTGTTCCTGCAGTAGAAGGTGTTGAAGTAGGGAAGGGTCCACCACTAAATGCATCTCCTCCGCCACCAGTTCCACCTGAACCAAATTCTTGACCTGTATGAGAACCACCGCCACCACCGCCACCATAAGCAGTTGGTGATGCTGTGATTGAAGTAGTTGCACCATCTCCACCGTCAGCGGGTGTTCCACCTGCTATAGTAGTTCCAGCTTGTGTTGCTCCACCACCGCCACCACCACCATCTCCTCCACTATTAGGACCTCCATTACCACCAGCAAATCCTTGAGACGGACTTACAGGAGGTGTATTACCTGCTCCTCCAGTATTAGGGCCACCAGTACCAACTCCACCACCACCTGAACCACCAGTGCTTCCATTAGCAGCACCAGGTCCAAGACCACCACCTGCACCTCCACCAGTAGAAGTTATTGTTGAAAAAACTGAATTACCACCATTACCTGCTGCTGTAAATGGATTACCTGGATATGATGTAGAGCCAAAAGTTCCAGCAGATCCACCTCCTCCAACTGTTATTGGATAAGGTGTTGCAGTTACTGTAATTGCAGTACCACCTGGATTACCATTAAGGGGACTTGCTGAATAACAGTCTGCAGGTCCTTTATATTCTCTGAAACCTCCAGCTCCACCACCGCCACCACCAGAATGAGATGCTGCACCGCCACCACCGCCAGCAACGACCATATAAGAAACTATATTATTGTTAGAACATGAAGCAATTCCAGACACTGCAAAAGTACCAGGTCCTGTAAATTTATGAATTTTGTAATTACCAGATGTTGTAATAGTTCCACCTGTTGCTGTTATAAAAGATGCACCTCTAACATTAGATGTTGAGTCTATTACATTTACCCAACCTTGTGTTGAATCTACATATACAAATGTAACTGATTGACCTTGTGTAGTTAAAGTTGCATTAGCATTTGTTCCACCAATTTTATTTGACCCATTTGGAGCTACTGTTACACTATTTGTTTGCCAAGTTGCTGCATAATCAGCTAAGGCAACTACAGCTCCAGCTGAACCTGCTGGAAGTGTTACTGTTATAGCGCCTGAAGTTGTATTTACAAAATAACCATTACCACTTACAGCAGTAAACCCTGCAGTTTTAGCTGTAGTGTCCCAAGTAACCGCTCCAATATTTTGGAAAACTCCTTGATCTAACATTGTAGTTCCGCACGATACTACTCCCATTATAAATCTCCTTCTATCTTAGATAAATTAATTTTAAACTTTTCTCCAGATATATTATTTATCAAAAATACATCATTTTCACCTTCTTGTAAAGTCCAGTTGCCTTTAGTACCATCTACAATATTACCTTCAGATTTACTTTCATTTGATAAATGTAAGTCTCCAGTGTATAAGTTTCTCCATACATTTCCAGCAGCCCCTAAATCATAGGTATCATTAGCACCAGGAGTTATGTGCCCAGTTGCCGTTATTGCAGAAGAGGTAATTGTTCCTGTTGTTATATTACCTAATGTCACATTACCTAAATTACTAAAATTTGCAGTTACATCTATTATGTCTGTTCCATTACTATATACAATTTTTATGTTTTTATCTGTAGTTGCAAAAGTAGGACCTGTTCCAGAAACAGTTTTAAACTGAACTGTGAATGCTCCTGAAGTTCCGTTCACTAGTGTGTATGATTTTTCTATTGAATCTGGAATTGTTACAATTTGATTTCCTGTAATCGTTCCTGTGAATTTTATGACTTGGTTTCTAGCGTTTGATAAGGATCCATCAGTCATAACAAGAGCTGTTGTTTGTGCTCCACCTGCTATACTTACTTCTTGATATCCAGCAAAACCTTGTTGGATTAATTGTAGATTTACATTTGTTTTATCACCCCATGTACCAGCGTTTTCGCCAGTAACCATTAATTCTAATCCTAAATCAGTGTAAGTTGATGCCATATTTTTAGTCCTTTACTATTTTACCCTTTCTAAGCTGCAATATCAACCTCAGTCCAAGTTACATCGGTTCCTGTATCCACCTCTGACCAAAGAATAAATTTAACTGTACCTGTAGATGTTGTTAAACCTATGCCAGTAATTTCAGCACTTGCGTCAGTTGCTTCTGCTTGTCCTATTGCAGTAGTTAATTGTTCTCCCGAAACAGTATAAGTTGAATTATGATCTACCGTTCCAACCGCTGTGGTTAAAGGAATTCCTGATATAGAAACATTAGTATCTCCAGTAATATCCTCATTACCTATTAAAGAGGTTAATGAAATTCCAGAAACTTGTATATCAGCGTTTGCGGTTACTGTTACGGATTGAACAATACCATCATTTGTGAAAGTAGTAGAGCCGTTCGCACCATCAAAATGTAATAAAATTGGAATATTTTCATCTGCTGTGTATGCTGAAGTTGGTGGAGTGAAATCTGTACCTCCATACTCGTCTACATTAGCTACACGAAGTTCATCAATATAACCTTCCCAGTTATTAGAACCGTTAAAGTCAGAGCCAATATGTATATTTGCTGCGGTTGGCGTTGCACCAAAAAGTGAACTATTTTGTTTAACACCATTAACAAAAACAGAATAAGTATTTCCAAAAGGATTGCCTCTTGTGACCGCTATGTGAACCCAAGTATCAACAGTGAACACATTATTAATGTTAAATAAAGTAACATTTCCACGAATAACCAATAAGTTATCCGTAGACTGACGAAGGGCTATTGTATCATTAGATGTTGAATCTCTGCTATCAAAGAAGATGCCGTCCTGAGTTCCGCTTGTCGGACGTACCCACATATCTACTGTAAATGGATCGCTTCCAAAATTGTAAGCTCCTTCTGACTCTAAATAATCTCCTGTGCCATCTAAAAGTAAACTTGCTCCACCGAATTTAGATTGAGCCGTAGATATTTGAGCATCTCCAAATCCAGTAAATACTAAAGGACTTGGAAGTGATACGCTTGCAGAAACTCCTGTTAAAGGTATATTAGCATCTGCTGTTACAGTTAAACTTCCAATTCCTGCTGTTAATGAAATGCCTGTAACATCAATATCAGCAGTTGCAACAACAACGGATCCTACACCAACAGTTGCAGTCATACCTATTCCAGTCACCATTGCATCTGGAGAAGGATCTACTATTCCAATTTGTGTATTTAAAGACTGACCAGTAATTTGTGCAATCGTATTAGGAGTTATAACAGATGTTCCTAAATTTACACTTAATGAAATTCCAGTAACGTCAACGTCTGCATTTGCTTGTGCAACTGATGTACCAATATTAATAGTAGAGCTTATTCCAGTAGCAAAAACAACAACTCCTGCAAAAATATCTTCATTACCAGTTACTGAAGTTAAAGCAATTCCTGTAACAGAAACATTTGCATTAGCTGAAGTTGTTACAGAATTTATATTTGAAGTTAAACTTTGACCAGTTACTGCAACAGTAATACTAACTGCACCTGTTGCTGCAAAA